TTTCTCTACCATACTTATCACCAAACACCATACCAACTTTATAATCTCTGATAGTTTTTACAGATCTTTTAGGTTGACCATTTACAGGTTCACTTATGACGTTTTGAGTTAAACCAACAGGATATGTTAAATCAAAACCTTGTACGTAATTACCGTACACTACTCTACTACCAGTTATTTCTTGAGCTTTAGCATGCCTAGGTACATTGTCAAAAGCTCTAAGTATTTGATTTGAAGGTATAGCTCTATGTATAGTTTCTGATTTAATAGTTAAGCTACCAGTTTCTATACTTAATTGAGTTGTATTATTATTGTCAACAGTTGTATCGTTTGGAGTAAATAACTCCCACTCGTTATCTCTAACCTTCTTAATACTCTTTATACTGTACACTGTTGGATTATCAGTTGATTTGTATAGCACTTCAACTTCTACAATATCTAAAGCTCTATCAGTATAATAAGGTATAAAATCTTTTATAGTTAATTCTCTTATAGTATTTATCATACCTAAGTTATGGCCTTTCTTTACATCATAATCAAAAAGACCTGGATCAAAAGCTAATTCAGAAAATGGAGAAAACGCAGAGTATTCACCATCTTCGTATTTATATCTATAACCAAACCTAGCAAACTTTAGTTCAAACTTTGGTTTTTCTAAACTAGTAACTTCAAAAGACCAAGAGGTCATATCATTGTCAATATCTAAAGTAGGTGCAGTTAAAACTTTAACTCTTATTTTATTAGTTACAAAATCAACAGGTACAGATGTTGTTGACGCTTCATCTAAGTATGTTAAGAACTCAACTTTAAAATCAACCGCATCAAATCCTTCTTCAACTTCTTCTTGAGTTACTGTTAATACATCTCCTTGAATTAAAGGTACTTGACTAAGCTCAGGTGATGATATACCTATGTTCACCGCTGTGCCAGCCGTATCATAAGATAAACCTATTTGTAATTCATCACCTACTATTGGTTGAGTTCCACTTGATATCCAAGGTACCAAACCAGATGTATTTAAATATTCGTTTACTGTAAACTTTAGCTCAGCTAAATCACGAGCGTCAACATGTATAGTCGGTGCTGTTTTAGGTGCTGGTCTAAGAACAGTAACATGCTCTTCTAGTAAATCATTATTAACATTACCAAGATTAGCATCACTAAACTCTACGTCACCAGCATCAACCAAGTCACCATTATTGTTCGTAATTAAAAGTTGTGTGTGAGTATCAATATCAGCAGTAGTACCCTCTTTACATCTTGTTATATTTATTTTTTTAGGCTCATGTACACCATCTGTAAAGAATAGCAGATCATCTATAATGTTTATAGCTGTAACGTGATTGTCTGGATGTAGATTTAAAACTCTTGGATGCTCAAATTCTGCGTGAGTAAACGTACTGCTACCCCAAGAAGAAGCATCTATAGGATCGTAAAGCCTTATTATATTACCATCAATCTTTTTAATCTTAATAAAAGCAGAGTTGTCATTAGCGGTGTTATACAAAGTAAGAGTCATGTTCTCTCTAATCCTACTTGTGAATCCAGCGACTAAAGTTATATTTATTGTGCTTGATGTAAACTGAGTAAAATCAGTTATTACATTAGTTATAGGCGCGTGAACTCTCCATATATCAACAACAACAGGTGAGCAAACATTTGTATCTACGTTTTGTTCAACTATAGTGTCTAGCATTGTTACGATACTAGTTGTCGCATTGTATGATTCAGCATCTTGATCTTTTGGTGTAAATAAAAAATAAGCATTATTTGTTTTTTCATCACCTACAGATCCAACACAAGTCATATCACCTTGAGAAACAGAAACAGTATCACCACTACTTTCATTACCACTGTAGTAGCCTATGTTAGTATTTCCTTCTAAATTTTGAACGACACCACCATCACCTTGACCATCACTACCTCCATCTGTAGTTCTAACCTGTATGTTAACCGCGTCTCTGTACTGGCCTTGAGGAACTAATCTTATATCAAGATCTTTATTCATCTTACCACCAGTAAAACTATGTTTGATTTCTGCCATAATTTTATTTTATTTGTTTGCCCATACCTTTAAGTATCTGCGTGAATTCTTCAATCTTAATATTTGATAATCTTATTTTTGCTTTTCTAGTTTCAGCAAATCTTTCTTTTTTAAATCTTTGAACTATATACTCTGGCATATTAGATCTTGTAGATAATATACCATAAGCTATATGTTTATAACAAGCTTCTTCACAAAACTTATGCACAACCATTTCTGCATCTGTACCTAAACCATCGCTAACGTAATGAAGTGTTATTGTTTCACCCGCTAGTGCAGCACCAAACTTTATTAAACCTCTTAATTGGTCTATAAAAAAACTACCGTTTATTTGTGAGTATTGTGGATCTAGTCCATATCTTCTACCTTCTGTAGATATTTCTATATCAGAAGAATAATTAATATCATATAGTTGATAATTAACTGGCGTTACGTCTTGAAAGTTAGTAGAAGTATTACTTGGTGTTTGCTCTGTTAAGGCGTTAGCTGTAAATTGATATACACCACTTGCATCTTGTGTTATAGCAAAAGGATCAGATGTTTTTCTAGCTGGATACAAAAGTCTTTCTAAACCATCACTACCAACCCTAACTATTTTAATGTAGTTAACATAATCTTGAGGTAGTATCATTGATAGTGTATTAGGCACTTCTATTTCTTGAGATTTAAAAGATCTTAACACATCGTATGATAATTCTTGTATAGCACGCATAGCGTGAAACTGAATATCAGTTCTATTTACTTTGCTTATTATTTTATTTTCACCAACATAAGCCACCATAAAAGCATTTATGATATTATCTAAAGTTGTAAATTGATAATCACCGTAGTTAGCGGCGTTACCAGATCCATAATAAGTTTCTTGATTTTGAGTTAGTAATCCCATTGTTAACTATTTTGTTCTTGATTTTTTACCTGCATTTGAGTCGCCCCAGCTTGTTGTATATCTTGTTTCTGTATTGTTACTCCAGCTAAGATTAATATTTTATTAACTAAGTTTTCTTCTTCAGATTGATGTAGTTGAAAATCAGTTGAAATTCCATCATTATATAAGGCTTTTTCAAAACCACTTGGACCAGCTAAAACATACCCCCAATTAGGCTTTGTAGGATCTTTATAATAATAAACCCTCCAAGCACTTGTCTGAATTAAATCACTACCATTAGGGTGAAATTGTAGATAAGAAACACTACTACTTAATCCCGTGTGAACATATATAGATCTACTAGTAGATGGTGCTGTTAATGGATTATTTAAAATATAATCAAGCTCGCTAGCACTTACTCTTTCTGCTGTTTTACCAGAAGCTGTATTATTACCTACAACTCTTATTATTCTATAAGGATTAACGTTACTAGGTAGTGCTGCACTACCAGTGGAAGTTGTAACATTTATATTAGCGTCATCTATAAAATCACTTAGCTTGTGCTCAATAGATTCTAAAATATCTGAGTGTTGTTTTTGACTATTAGGTTTTCTTTGAGCTAAATTAAGTTGATGAAAGTAATTTTCATAAATTTCATTTTGCGCTTTGTCAGCAAACAAGTTGAACTCTTGTGGTGTTACATAACCTCTCTGTTCTTTGTTACAAAGTGCTAAAACTTTTTGATAAACATTATCTATTGGTACTGCCATAATTATTTTTATTTATAATAAGGAAACTGTTTGTTGAGCCAAGCTTTTCGTTTATCACAACCGCAGTCTGTATAACCAGTTGCTCTCATAGCTAACTCTGTTAATGATTTTACACCTGTAGCTCTAGTAATTTTTTCTACAGTATCACCTAGTCCTTTTGATTTATTTGTTTCGCTCATATTATAATATATTTTACTATATTATAGTTACATAATAAAGTGAAAGGTTAGCCCTAAATAAAAATAGCCACCCAAAATGAGTGGCTATTAATATTAGCTAAAAGATATTAGTTTAATCTTTTTTCTATATTTGAGTATATTTCCATACCTTCATCAGTTTTAAACCAATGAGCTAATGCTGTATATGGATGCTCATCAAAAGGAACTGTCATTATTTTTCTACCAGTTGATCCCCATAAGAAATACCTTTGATCGTCTGACAATCTAATAATGTTATCTTCAACGGCTTTTATACCAAAGTTTCTTAAAACAACATTATCATCATTAGCTAGTTCTAAGAATAAATCAGGATTGTTTCTAGCAAATAGTAACAAATCTCGTTTAAGTTCCTTAGAACTCATGCTAGATACTTCGGATCCTTTTTCTACTCTCATTATTGCTTCTGCCATATCTATATCTATTTGTCTAGCTAGCAATATAGCGTCTGCTTCCAACTCTAATCTATCAATTTGTGATTCAGCTATTTCAACCGGTTTATGTTCGTAAAACATTTTATCTTTGTGAGGATGATATATAGATAAAAACTTTTGTAAAGTTACTTGCTCTTTTGGTATAAATAAGCTACCGCTTCTAAACACAATATGTTCTAATCTTTGCTCTCCTTTCATTTCATCTACAAAAACAGTTCTTTGATTCTGACAATACTTTATTTCTCTTTCATAACCCTTTTCTTTATCAAACCAAAATAAATTAGAAGATTTTATAGATCTTGATAAAGGTTTTTTTAGACCTTTTAAATAATATAATCTATCTTTTATTTCCCAAGTATTTTTTGGTTTAGCTTTTACTTTAGGAGCTTCAACCTTTGGCTGCTCTTCTACAACCATTGTTTCTTCAACTATAGGTTCTTTAACTATAGTTTGTTTTTTCTTTTTTGCCATAATATAATATATAATATAATTAATAAAAATATAAGGGCGATACTAGACCGCCCTTATAAATAAATAGTCTTACTTCATTAACATAAAGTTGTTAGCACCTTGAGTAACTAAACATCTTTCTGATAAAAAGTGTAACTGCATTGCATCTAACGCCGATGTAGCAGCTCCAACAGAACCAGTTGTCCAAGTTTTCATTCTTCGATCATCAGTTGCAGAAGCTCTAAATCTAACATGCAAAAATGGTCTCTTCATATTTTTGCCCATTTGTTGGTCATAAACAGTTGAAACACCTGCAGGTATCATAACACCACGAATAGCATTAGAACCAGCAGTAGCATTAATACCACCTCTTGTAGCTTTGTCATTTAAGTATCTGAAGTCAGACTTGTAAAAGTCGTAAGATCCTCTTCGGAAACCTGAGAAACCTAAATTTAATGCCATATCTTCGTCGTTGTCAAATACTCCATAAGAAGTACCTCCAGCTCCGTAAGAGTTCATTGAAGCAAGCATATCGTCCATTGCTAAACTAGTAGCTCTGTTTACAAACATCATATATTCTTCAATAGCACCTTGTTTGTCAAACTCAGCTAAAATAGAATCAAATTCAGCTAAATCAGTTGCGGCATTAACACCTGTAACACCAGATGTAACATTACCTCTTTCTTCAATAGCTGCAAATAAACCTTCAGTACCAAATGGTAAAGTGTCAGCTGTTTCATAAGCAACACCAGCTAAATTAGCTAAAGAAGCTGCAGCAGCTTTTTCAGATTCTAACATTGACATTTCTAAATAATCAGTAAATCTAGCTCTTGTATCAGACTCAGCTTTTAAATACCACAAATAACCACTTTGTCCCATTTCAGTTGAAACTTCTACCCAACCAATTTTAGACGCATCAGATCCTGATACTTCGTAGTAATCTTTTATGATAATTGGTTTATTTTGAAAAGTTTTAAACTGAGGCTGGTTAGCTGAATGAGAATCTTGAGAACCAATACCATCTGCTTGATTATAAGATTTTCCTTTAATGTACTCAGAACCATAAACTAGTATAGTAGTAGCATCACCACTTGTTGTACCAGCTAGTGTAGCAGCTGTGTAAGGAGCTACATCAATTCTATCAGTAGCAACTTTTACTACTAAACACTTTACAACACCATTAGTAGAATCAGATATAACAATTGTATCGTTAACTCTAATACCATGATTACCAGATGTAACATCAGTATTACCATCAATGTCTTTAGTAATATCTATTTGTGAAGTTGCTGTACCTGAACCAGCGCCATCAATACCACCCGTTGTCGAGTGAACATGTCCTTGATATGATAAGTGTAGTCTACCTTGTTCAGACCAAACGACTTGATCAGCCGTCATAGCCTCTTCTGCTCCAACTTTAGCTAAAAAACCTGAAATAGTTCGTGGACCGAACACTTCAGCTTCTTTTTCCATTAAGTCAGGCAGGTATTGTTGTGACCAACCAGCATTTGAACTGCTAGCCAAATCTACGTAGTTTGAAGCTAGTGTCTGCTTACCTGGAGCAGGTACACTATTTAAACTATCGCCTCCTGTAATTGCCATAATATATTCTTTTTAAATTTTTAATTCTTTTTACTTTTAATTTTGAAAGATCTATTTTTAATTTCAGAAGAAGATTGACCTAACACCTTGTACTTAACACCCCCAACATTTGTTTCGCCATGAGTTTTTCTAGGTTCTAGATTAATGTTTTTATCTTTAGCAACTTGGCCTTTGATTGCATCTGCTTTGCCTTGCTCGTAAAAATGCTTAGCAATAGCATCAGCGTTCATAGCAGTATATAAAGATTTATGATAACCCGCAGCGTCGTCTATAGTAGACTTATCTTCACCAACAAACTTGTTGACAAAATTATTAATATCACTTTGAGCTGTCTTTACTTTATTAACATCATTAACATTATACCGATATTTTTTATCTCCGACATTGTATTCAAAACCTTTGAAGTTTTGTCCAAAGAAACTATCAGTCTTATTTAAAAATGTTCTCTTGCTTTTTTCAGATAACTTTTTCTGACTTTCTTGATCTTTATTGTATTTATGATAGAAATTAATAGCATCTTGTTGTTCTTGAGTCAACTTTGACCCAGCTTTAATTTCTTCATAGTATTTAGACTTTTGCCTGTCTAAGTGGGCTCTAGCCTCGGCAACTTGCTCTTTGAGGGCTATCTTTTTACTACGTATTGTTTTTTCATCATCAATATCATCTTCATAACCAAACTTATCTTCTAATAAAAAATTACGTTCTTCTGCTGTTAAATGAGATTTAGTGCTTCTATAGTACTCGTCTAATATATCTGAGTCATCCATTTTTGAAACATCTCTATTTAAATTAACGTAGTCTTGTAAATCACCACCTGTTTCTTCCATAAACTCTACAACTTTTTGTATATTCTCTGGTAGTGGTTCTCCAGTAGCAACTGCTTCTTCAACTGCTTCTTCCACAGCTTCTTGCACTTCTTCAACTTTTTCTTCTTCAGTAACTTCTTGAAGTACGGGTTGATCTACTGCTTCTTCGACTACGTCCACCTTTTCTTCTTCAGCGGGTTGTTGCTCAACCTCTTCGCTTTTAATTTCAGGTGTATTGTCTAAATCTATTTTAATAACATCTGGATCTTCAGCGCTATCAAACTTAGATAAATCTAATTCGTCAACAACTTCTTCTACGGGTTGTTCTACGTTTTCTTCGGTTGTTTCTTCAACAACTTCATTGTTTTCTTCTATCATAATAAAATTTTATAAAATATTAAAAATAAAGATTACAGGTTTAAACCTGCATCTCCTGTAACTATATCATTACCTGATGATTCAAACTTTTTAAGTGAATCACCCTCACTTCTTTGTGTAATCATTTCTTTTTGATGACCAGCTTGTCTATCAACTCTAGCATCTTTTCTATCTTCTCTTAAAGCTTCCATTTTATCTGCAGCTTCTTTTTTCATACCTTCTAGTCTAGTATTTAGTTGAAACTCGTATTGCATTAAATCTTTTTTAACACTAGCTTCTTCTCGTAAATATTGTATTTTAAGTTGATTTCTAGTTTGTTCTAGTTGAGCATCAGCTTGAGCATTAGCTTGTTTCTTTTGCATTTCAGCTTGAGCTGCTGCTTGTTGTGTTTGAGCATTTGCCTGTGCTTGTGCTTGTATATTTTGTTGTTGAATTTGTTGATCTCTTCTTTGCTTTTGTTTCCTTTTAATCTTCAACATTTGATTGGCTAGTTTTATATTTCTTATATTACGCAGGTCTATAGCATCATCTAAATCTATAGAGCCTTGTTGTAAAGAAACTTGTATGTTATTTTCTAACATTTGTTTTTCTTCATCATCTGGCATTAATTCTATAAATATACCAAAATCATAAAGATGTAAGTTTTTCATTTCTTCTAACGTAGCCACGTTGTGTGCACCTAATGCTCTTATAAAAGCATCGCGTGTTGGTGAGTATTCTATTATATCTGCTATACGTAGTGATAAACACTCTGCAACCTCAGCTGTAATAAACATCATTGATTGCAATATGTGTCTTGTAGCTGTGTTAGAGTTAGCCGCTGCTAATTTTTGAACACCGACTAAAGCGTTACGATCTGGAGTGCTAGCATCTCTTGCTTCGTTTAATCCGGTTACATCTCTTATCATTTGTAAATAGTAGTTGTAAGTTGTAATTAAACTTTGTAATTTACCACTATTAACACCGTTGTTTATTTGTTGTATTGGTACTTTACCAGGGTTACCATCACCATCAGCTGTAAAACTTCTACCTATAACACTACCAGTTTGGAAGAACATGTTAAGTGCTTCTTGTGGATTGTAGTTTGTTCCATTACCAAGATCAACTTCTGCTAGGCCATCAGCATCTAAGTATACTCCATCAGGAACCATACGTGCCATAACTTGTTGTAGCTTTAAATGTGTTAATTGAATCATATCAGCAAAACTAGTTATTCTACTAACAATAGATTCTATTCTACCTTCATACATTCTTGGAGCAACAATTTGGTAATTCATTTTAACTCTACTAAAATCAGAATCAGTTCTCATCATGTTATCACACATCTTCCATCTAAGTATTTTATCTGCACCTATAATGTAAACACCTTCATATAAAGTTTCAACAACTCTTTCAAGTTTAGAAAACTTAGCTTCCATATCTGCGGGTGGATTAAATTGATCATCTTTTTCAATAATCTTTTCAGCACCACTTGCAAGTTCTTTTAATTTATAAACATTGTTCATGTGAGTTTTATAATTAAAATATAAAACTTGAACTTTATTTTTATCTCTATTTGTAACGTAATCTAGTGGGTAAGCATATTTATCTGTTAATTCTTTTATTTCCTCTTCAGATAACTCTGGAAACTCTTTAACTAGCTCGTTAATAGGTAGTTCTTTTACTTCACCAATGTAATATACATCTTCAAAATAAGGTGATTCAGTATGTGAGTAAACTAAATTAGCTGGATCAACATATTCAGCTTGAGCTCCAGTACTAAAATCAAACGTGGTTTTAGTAGCTCCAATACCTAATACTGTTAAATCGTATAGACATCTTCTTCTAATTAAATCATAGTCACTACCTTCTAGTAAAACGTTTAGCGCTTGTTCTTCCGCTAATTCTACAGCTTGCTTATAATCAAGTTGCATGTGAAGCGTTAGTTCTTCTTCAGTATCAGGAAGTTCTTCAGGATTATTTTCGTAAAGATCAATACCAAATTTTTGCTTAACTAAATCTGTGTATGTTCTAGATCTCATGTCACGAAGTATAGACTCCATGTAGTCTGTTCTTTTCTTAACTCCAAACTCATCTTGTGAAAAACAATTTATTTCAAAGTTTCTTTGAGCCATACCATTAACAACAATATCTACAAACTTAGGTATTATAGGTACAGGTTTCCAATCAAGATTTAAATAAGATAAATCACCATTTATAGATAATTCATTTTTATATTTTTGAATAGGTTGTTCTCCTCTAGCATATAATCTTAACGTATGAAAATTATTTTTATGACTATTATATTTAGATGTACTTCCTGAAAACCATTCGTGACGTATAGCTCTAGCTACTTTTAAACCGTAATCTTCATTTAGTTTTTCTAAATCGCTAACTGCTTGCGAAGGAAAATTTATAGAGTGTTCTGATCTCATATTTTATTTTTAATTATCGTAGATGAAAATCCTTTATTATTATATTTTGATATATGTAAATTTAATGGTTCTTTTTTTTGTTTAGGGTTTGGTCTATATAGATGTCTATTACAAGCCATGATTGCTAATCCAGAACTTATTGACGCATCGTGTTTAGTTCTTCTATTTATATTGAATTTAGACCAATCATTAAGCGTATTATTAAAATACATTGTTCCATAAGTGTTGTCTTGTAGTAAACCAACGTGATCGTTTATGTACATTTCTATAGCAGCGGCGTGAGCTTGTTTTATATCTTCACTAGAGTTTGGTATCCCACCTACTTCTTTTTCTGCAACTGATAATTTATTCCATATTTTATCAGGCCTATTCATACTAAAACCTCTATAACCTCTTCTACGTAGGTAGTACAATAACCTTGGTTTATTATTCTCTGCTAATAGTGGCATACCGTAGAACACCAGCGCCATTAAAACATCTTCAAAAAATATCTCAGCTGTTTGTGGTCTTGCTATATATTCAAGGAAAAAAGTATTTGCTGGTGCATCCTCCATAGAAAACTTTGTTAAACCGTGCAAAGCACCTTTTGATCCTCTTCTATCTACTGTTCCAGATATATCATATGAGTCACAACCAAATGCACCCATGTGCTCGTTACCTGGATAACGTACGCCATTTTTAATTATAACGTTGTTTTGCAATTTTTGTCCTGGAACCCAACTAATATTAAACCTACCATTAGGATCTGGATTAAAAGTAACTAGTGTATCTTTTTTACCACCAACCCATTGAAAGTTACCAGCTGTAGTTACAGACGAGTTTCTATTACCTTCATTATAATCTATTTGCTCGTATATCTTTATAAGATTAAATAAACTATTTTTTGTTTCATCTCTAAACGCGTGCTCTTCTGTTCTAGGAAACTGACGATAAAATTCATTTAAAGCATCTTGGTCATCTTTTAGCCCATGTGCTTCATTTTCCCAGTGATCAATTACTCCTTGATCTATCTCTACTCCATGTGGATCAAATGCTTGTTGTTTAGGATTAGTGAACACAGGTCGTCCGAATTCATCAATGAATCCCTCGTAATTCCATTCCATAGGAATAAACAAAGAATATAATCCCGACTTAGTCTGTCCATTTCTGTTTCGCTTGGTAACATCTGAATCATTATATAGATTTTTAAAATTATCACCTCCTTTATCTAATGCGTTTGATGTACTTCCCATCATACACTTACCAACTATTCTACTACCTAAACGCAAACAAGTTTTTGTAACTCTCCAGTTGTTTTTTATATTATCAGGTCTTTCCCACTTACCACTTTCATCATGAACTAGTAGGTTTAACTTTTCACCATCATAGCTGTTATCACCTGTATTTTTCCAGTCTATAGTTGTATCAAGACCTTGCATATCATCCACCTCTTCTCTTTCTCTCATTTTCTTACGAGTAAACTTTTTAGCTGGTACTCTATAAGCTAGTTCAGATTTAGGTCGATCCATACCATCTTGTATAGGTTTAAAAAAGAAAGGATAGTTTAAACTTATAGGTACAACCTTGTCAGTAAACATCTTCTTTGCATCAGCACCTGTTTTAGATAATATACCAAATCTACTGTCACTTGCTAAGGTTGCTAGATTTACAGTCTCTGAAGAACTCATAAAAGAAAAACCAGAACGTCTATTTTTTAAATAACACATTCCGTAACTTCTTTTATCTGCTTTACACGCTTCCCAAAATATATAGAATAATCTATTTGCTTCTCTAAAGTCCGGTGCCCCAACATCTATCTTACTCCATTGTAAATACATATAGTGTGTGCCAGTCATATAAGTTGGTTCACCTTTGTTCATAAACCAAAACCCTTCTTCTCTTCTTTTAAACTCTTCGTCTATATATCCATAATGCTTTTCTTTAAAATCATCTGGATAAACTTGCCAGTCAAATACTGTTTTAATTTTTTTAAAATCAGGATTAGGTGAAAACTGTTTCCACTTTTGTTCTTGTTTAATTTTGCTACAAGAATAAATTTCTTTAGGTTGTTTGGGTAAAGCTATTTGTAAACCTTGTATTTCGATAACATCACCTATCATACCGGTTTTAGATATTACAACAACATCATTTTCTTTGTTATAACCATACTCCCACTTTTTAGATTTATTTAATCTTTTTATTGTAGTTAGTTTTACTGGCTCAACTATTTTATATAGTGTTTGCTCGTAACTCATTTTGATCTACCTTCTGCGAATCCTTTAAACTTATTTTCTTTTGCTTCTACAGTCTTGCCATCTAACATAGCTTCTTCCTCGTGAATCCTGTTTAGTATTTCAAACGCATCGAATATAGCTAACTTTTTTGTAGCTGCCGCGTTCTTTAATCTATCTGCTGATATATCTTCGTCTGAATCAACTATTTCTTCTCTAGCAACTTTAATAAGTTCTTCAACCGCTTTGTGCCCAGCTTGGATTATATTCTTCTTCGTTTCCTTGATATTCATATTTAATTGTAATAAATTTATTTAAAACTCTATATAATCTTTTACCTTCAATAATAAATTCATATTCACTATTTGGTGTAAAGCCAACTAAAGTGTTTAAACCATAAGCACCATCTGTATACTTTATAATGCCAGTTAATGGTTGCTCATTATCGTTAGTTAGATTATTTGTAGATTTTATAGGTTGTACAAAACTATATCCAGGTGTAGCGATCCAATCTTTTCTTTTGTATAAATATAGTTGATCTTGTGATATTATATATTTATCTTCTTTCCAATAAGATCTACTATTCTTCTCTCTACCTTTAACATCGTGCCATCTTCTAAAAATATTATGATGCACTATTACTTCATCACCTACGTTAATAGGTGATTGAAATAATAATGGAGTAGCGATAACTTTTGCTAATCTATTTACATATTGATGATTAAAAACTTCAGTGTTTAATATTAAATTTTTATCACCAACTTTTGTAGAATTATTATATCTTTCACCTATTGGAGATACAATAAAGTCTTTATAAGCTTTCATTAGTATTCTAGATTATACTCAACTGATATAGCCATGTTTTTATTAAAATCTTTCCAAGGTATAACTACCTCTTCTTTTCTAATATAAATACAATACTTATCTTCTTCTTCTATTATATCACATATTTTGTGTCCGCCGTAAACTTCTTGTTGTACAGCATAGTGCATTGAATCTGTTTTATAATCTTTACCTATAGTAATTTTTCTGATGATATTATTTTTCATCTTTATTTTCTTTAGGCCAGTTGATACTACCATCATCTAGATTAATATCATAAGTACCGTATTCTTTAGCTAACTTATCTTGCATAGTTTTAACTCCTTTTTGAGCTTCATCAAGACCGTGTAGTAAATGATGTTTTTGAGCTTCTACCTTACCTATATTGAATTGTAATCCATTTATAGTATTAACTATTTTTTGTAATTCATCTAAATGAATATCTGATATTTTATCAACCTTTTGCTTAAGGTCAATAACCTTTTCTTTTTTTGCCATTTTATTTTATTTTATTTAATTATTATTTAATTTGTTTTAACCAGGATAAGCATTACCTACAGATCTTGTTGTGCTACCTTCGTTTCCACTGAAATCAGCAAATAGTGCCAAATCACTACCACCAGCCGCTGTAAAATCAAAAGTTTTATTAAACTTATCTCCAGTACTTCCACCTGATGAGGTTATAGTTACTACCATGTTTCTAAAATACATAGAAGATCCAGCACTAGGTTCATCTCCGCTTGAAGATATGATATTGAACGTATTACCATAATTACCATCACTAGTAACACTTTTATCTACACTAGGAAAACCACCCGCTCCATTTGCAAAAACTGGTGTACCGCTAGTAGCTTCTCCATCTACTAAAGTAGATATATTTATAGAGTCGCTAAAAAGCGTTTCAGCCCAAGTTCCTTCAAGGTAGATATCATAAGTTATTCTAATAACATCTCCATTTGCTTTTGTTACTCCACTCCACCCAGGAGTAACAGTAAAACCAGCAATTCCAGATTGAGTTGAACCAAATGTACCTTTAAATGCATCTAAAGGAACGCCACCTGGAAATTCATCCCAGATAATTCCCATGCCTAATCCTAGTGGTGCCATTATATACCCACGTAAGCTATTACTCTTCCACTAGCTAATTGAAAACCAGTCCATCTACCATATATGGTCATTCCTTTTGGAAATACTTCAGTACCCGTTACATCACCACCGTCAGCATCTATATCTGTACTCTTACTATCTGTACTATCTCCTGGTCCGCCGCCAATATATAACTGTGGAATTTGTGGTGTTAAACCTGCCAGCGTGTTAGCAAATACTGTATCCTCTAAAAACGTGATTGCTACAAAAACTTTTGTTATTTTATTTGTATTACCAGCAGGGGTTGAATCAGTATCATCACCACCTAGTATTGTTATTGCTTCTGTTCCAGCAGCGTGGATACTACCCATTTGACCAAAACCATATTCAGTTATATCTTTATATGCCATTTTATTTTTTATTTATTTGTTCATTTTTCTTTGACGATCCTCCAAAGAAGAAATCGACAACTGTATTAACCTTAGCGCTCATAGCACCAAATATTGTTGAGATGAAACTAATTTCAAACTCACCAAGATTTAAATCACCCATCACAAAAACTCTAAACATCATAAAACTTAATCCAAAGTACGCAGCCGTAAATAACGTTGCAAGTACTTTTTGAATAAATGCGTCGTCTTTGTACATATCTCTAGCGCTCTTTCTGTCTTCGACTTCTTTTGCGAACGCTTCTTTTTCAGCTTCGAGTAATAATGTTTTGAGAGCAAGCTTGGCTTCATCTCTTTCTTTGTCCGTTGTAATAACTTTATCAAGTATTCCTTCTGCATTATTAACTACTTTACTGAATAAACTACCAATTACATTTCCTATCATCGTTCATTATCTTTTATCATATCATCGATAGACTTATTCATTACCTTATCGGTGTATGATTTGTTATTAAAAAATATACTCTTCTCTGATGTAGGTATATCCTCTTCACCTAAGAGTATTCTATATATTCTACTTATTAAGTGCGAACACTTGAAGGAGGTTTTGAATACAGAGTATTTGATGGTTGTTCTGTTTCTGTGTCTCCATGTTTCTATCCAACCATTCCTCCTTAATTTTTCCCAACGGTTTTTATCCCAACTCATTGTGTAAGTACCGTCGATAAATTCATTTCTTGTAAAACGTCCCTTGCAATCTAAATATATTAAGA